AATCAGTTGTTCCTTCGTCTGCCCCGGTGTCACTTTCTCCGGGGACATCATGGTTTTCAGGGTATCTTTTTTGAAGGATTCCGCATCGTCATACATCTTTTTGACAATCGTGGGGTCCATCTTGCCGTTGATTGCCAGTTTAACAATCGTATCCTGCTTCTTTGCCAGAACCTTTACCAGTCCGCTGTAATCCTTTGCCTCGACACACTTTTGGGCTTCCTTGTCCCAATCGGTGATTTCATTCAGTTTGTATGCCGTATAGACATCTTCGGCCTTCTGCCCCGTCTGCAATGCCGTGAGAACGGATTTCGGGACGCCGGTTTCCTTTGCAATGTATTCGACGCTCTGCGCCATGCTTTGCTGAAATTCAGCAGACTGTGAACCGCCAGTGATAGCGTCGTTTACGGCAAGAAGTTTCTCGGTTTTCGTCAATCCTTGGAGAGCTTCGTTCGCTTTCTTCCATCCGGAATCAAAGGCATCTGATTTCGCTTTTTTATTTTCAATCTCCTTGCCTATGATGTCCAATTCCGTTTTGCGCTTCTCCTGCTCATTCTTTTGCGCCGAACGTAAAGCCCGTGAATTGGCATCCTGAACAAGATTCCACGGGATTCTTCCGCTGTATCCGGTCGCCATCCCGGCTTCGGCGTTCTTGTCCATCTGCCCGACTTCAATATCGCGCATCTTCTGCTGTTCCTGTAAGGCCAGCTTTGCCGCTTCCGCCTCTGCCTTCTTTCGCGCATCTTCCCGCTTGTCGAATCCCGTAACGAGGCTCGTCGCTACATCCGATATAACGTCACCCTGATACACGGGATAGCCGTGATAACTCGACCACGTGGCCATGACAGCCTCCTATAACTTATAAGTTGCTATACCAGTTGCCAAACCAGTTGGACCCTAAAACGGTTCCTAACCCTTTAGCAAAATCTCCCCACAAACTATAAGCACTTGCCGTATTCGCCGCATTAGCCTGCATCCCGGCGACTGCCAATGCCGTGGCCGCATTCATGTCGATCCCGTAGATGCTCGTATTTGCCGACAACTGCGCCTGCCAATTTGCGGCATTCGCATATAGACCCGCAACGCCAAGGGACGTGGATGCGTTGAGATTCGCAATATCCCATGAAGTTTCCGCTTCGAGGTTCGCAATGTCCCATGCGCTCGCAAGCTGCGCCTCCGCAATGGCCTGATTGCTGGCAAGTCCCGCAATGGCGAGAACGGAATTGAGGCCCAAAGCAAGATTGCTGATATTGCTCTGCGCCGCCGTTTCGTATGCGTTCTGCCCGATTCCCAGAAGGTTCGCCTCGCGCTGGATAAACTGGTTCGCCTTGTTTTGCATATAACCGAGCTGGCTGGTGTCAAGGCTGGATATGACGGAAGCCGCCGCGTTGGAGTAGGCTTTTAAGTTCTCGCTGGCAATCTCCTTCATCATGTTCCGGCCAACCGTTCCGTTCAATACGCCCCGGTTGACCAGATCGACAATCGCCGCGTCAAGGTCTTCTGCCGTGACTTCCGCAAGCTCGTCTTTTAGGATTTGCAGCGAGTTTGATTCTATCTCATCAAATAAAGCCTTCTCTTCGTCGGACAACTGCCCCGTTGCCGCGCCTTCCGCACGCGCCGCTTCCAGATCCGTCAGAGCGTTTGCCGCATAGGAAAGGCTCTGTTTGGCATACTCAAACGCCTGCTTCTCTGTCGCCTCCTGTTCGGGGCTTTTCGCATTCGCAAGCATCTCCTTGACCATAGCCTCATAGGAACTAAGGCCGCTGCTGGTCCTGATGCCGTAACTTGTGCCGCCCCCGCCTCCGCCCCCGCCGCTACTGGAAGAACTGCCGGACCAATCGCCGCCGGACTCTTCGCTTGCCGCCGCGTCCTGCTTGTATTTCCGGCCCTCATTCGCCCCGCTGCGGACATAATGCTCTTTCAGAAATTCCGTAAGCGACGGGACTTCCGTAATCGACCGGCCCCAATAGTCGGAATAGACGTTCGGGTTGTCCTTGATTTCGTTGTAAAACGTGACAAGATCCGGGTTCAGGTATTCGTAGGTCGTAACGTCGAAGTCCGTAGGCAGCGCGGATTCATCATATCCAATAGCCATAATTCACCTCACACAATCTCAATCCGTTCCTTGACATCCCAGGAGATAGATGATGGATAAAATACAAAGTTTTCCCCAAGCGTTTCATGCGTCCACTTGACGGCCAACGCCTTCCCCGACACGCCGAGAAGCCGTATATCTTTCCGCTTCAATCCCGTCCCCGGCCATGAGGAAACCGTCTGGGCGGACAGGTCCGTGTAATTGGTCGAATCCCTGATCTCTTCCGAGTCCATGATGTCCGTGGCATAGGATGGGGTCATGGTCAGCGTTGTCTTTGTCGGCAGAATGCAGGTGGACATTTGCTGAAAATGCTTCCGCCACTCGTAGCAATCCGGGTTGGTCACATCGCCGTCATCGTCGCGTTCAAGACCCGCACAGGTGATTGTAAAATACCTCTTGATTGCCACACCGGAATCGTCGTTCGTGTTCATGTCCAGTTGTCGCACATAGCCGTCATAATATCCGGCGTAAATGTCGCTGATAGACCCGTTCATCCGACCGCCGAAACATTCGATGTTCATGTCCGACATCGGATACACGGCGTATCGTTCCGTATCCTTCATAAATTTGTAATCCAAGACAAAGACAAGGTGCGTCGTGGCGGATGTCGGGATCGTCACCCATAACTGTTGTTTTTTCTTGTAATGGTAGAAGTGCGAATAATAGAGAAGGTCTTTGTCGGCTACCGACTCGATATATTCCCGAAAGTGGGGAATGACCGACGCGGTTTCAACATCCCCGTATTCCTGTATGCCGCTTAACCTCTTAATGTCGAAACCGTCCAGAAACAGCAGATCATTCCCCACCTGTTCGATGGCCCAAGGCGACGTGAACCCGACCGAATCCCCGCCCTTGCAGTATATCGGCTTAATGCTCAACTTCGTTGCGGCAGTCGGGTTTGTTGAACTGTATAGCTTATACATCGTGTTTTTCTTGCCGATGATGAGCCAGTCGAAATAGCCCCTGATGCCGATGATCGGATCGCCCTCGTCGCCCACGATCTGCTCCACAATCCCCGCATCGGTGCTGTTCGTCGTCCAGTCCGTAGGGTCGGAAACGCAGCATCCCGTCAGGGTGGCAAGGTCGGTCGAATCCCCGCCAAGCCACACGCGATTGGACCATACCGCAATCGACTTCCCCTTGGGCGGGGAACCGGCAAGATCGCCGTAGGTGGAGGTGTCTGTGATATACTGCGGATTATCAGATCCCTCGTTGATCATGATGGCCTTTTCCCCAAATGTCACCCACTGCGCTTTTTTAGCGGACGTGAGGGTAAACAGGGGTGTCATGGTCTGTGTGTCCGTGTCGAGATAGCCGACAATGTTTCCGTAATTCGCAAGCAGGAGGGATGTATCTCCGTTCAGAAATTCATGGAATGACTTTACGGGATAGTTGAGTTTATTTCCGTGCATCTTCCCCGTCCCGCCCCGTCCGGTCAAAAGCGAATTGCTCAACGGTATGACATTAGCCGCGTCCGCAAGGGCAGTGTCCTGAAGCTGTGCCGGGGGCGCGCTATAATCAACCCCATACAGAAAAGGCCCGAACATCTTCTTTGGCATGGATCACCCGTAATAATCGGTTTTCTTCATCCGCACCGGAATCGTCTGCTGTTTCGTATTTAATTCATTGTCGAGCTGAATCAACGCCTGAATCTGCTGCTCGTAATGCATCCTTAATTCGCTCCTCTTCTGAGCGTCGGAAAGCAATTCCATCGCGCCGTAATAGATCCCCCCGCACTCCAATGCATATTCAAACTGGCTCCATATCGGATCGACGGAAGAGGATAGATCGGCGGGAAACGCGGAATAAAGCAGGGAAATCTTGTAAGCCCCATCGGGAACGGGATAGAACCTGAACACCCACAACTTATTTGTCGCATCGTAATCAAAGCAGAACTGCGACGGCTTGCCCGTTTCCCGGTAGGTGTAGTTTATGTAATACTCCGTCGCGTCGGTCATGGACCCCGTGGAAAGAACCGTGATCGTTCCGGCGACGTAATCCATCTCGTAATCCGTGTCCCGCGTGTAGGTCGTCGTTCCATCCTCATCGTCGGTCACGACTTCCGTGTATTGGACAATCGCGGGATAGCCAAGCTCAACGGCGGTGTCATGATCCGAAGTGAACGCTTCATTCTCAATGAACGTGCCGCCCACCGTGCGCTGAAACTCTTCCGGGGTGATCTGGTCGATCACGTCATCGTTCGTTTCATCCTTGACGGTCAGAAATCCAGCGAAGTCGTCCGGCCCCTGATAGGTCTGCTGGCCGATGGTCGTTTCAAAAATGCTCTTCACACGCAAGGACTTGAAGCGGTATCGCAGGAAAATTTCACGCTTTGCGCGATTAGCCCATCTTAGGGCATAGGCCAGAAAAGCCGTATCGCTTAAATTTTGGCCTTCGCCAAGGGCATAGAGGATATTCTGCTCGATGCTGGTTGTGCTCATCTTTGCGACCTTAACCTTTCAACGCTTCTCAATTCCGGGTTGGATGGGTCGAGTTTTGCCGCAAGGTGGTTGAACCGGAACATGGCGCGTTTCAATTCCGGGTTCTTTTGCAGGGCCATTTCCGCCTTCACCGCCTCTTCAAATTTCTGGTGCTTCGTGTGCGGATCATCCCCCCTCGGATACCGCTGATAGAACATCGACGCCTTCGGCATATTCTCCTTCAGTTTTTCGGCAAGCTGCTTGTATTCCTTGTATGCCTTGTTCGCCGCCTCTCCCCTCAATGCCCGCGGGGTATGCCGTTCAAGCCACTGCTGCTTTTTCAGGATTTCGGCCTTGAATGCCGTTTCATCCTGTATGCGCGGGCTTTTGGTAAACAGCCGCTTGTCGTTCTCCAACATCGTTTCCAATTCGCGAATGTCGTTCTTGACGGCCCGAATCTGCGCGTCCGAAGCAAACACCGTTTCAGGCAATGCTTTGCTCTTCTTTTTCCTCATCCCCTCGCCTCCAATTCTTTTTCAAATAGGGTGTCTGATACCTGCTGTCATTCAGCACAAGAAACATCCCGTATCTGGCCGCTATGTCCTTTCGGTATCCTTCCTCCTTGTATGCCGCAAGCGGCTTGCTGTCCCGAACAATCCTCAAATCGTGAATGACATACTTCCCGGCCTTGATCTTCGGGCTGGTATCCTTCAGCCGTTCGTAATTGCCTTTGGATATGTCATCCCTTCCGTCCGTGCTTCGCCTCTTCTCCAGAGGGATCGCCACTCCGCACTTCGGACAGAAGGTTTCAATCTGTTCCTTGTAATCCTTCACGGCCCGTTTCCACCATCCCGGTTTCACTTCCCATCCCGCCTTGATGTCAAACAGGATGCTCATCGCCGCCGCAACCTCACAGAAAAACGCCCCGTTCGGATTGATCGACGCGCTCCAGCATCTTTGCAGCCAGCAGTGGTCGTAGATGTACCATTGGTCATCCTCGAATCCCTTGAACACCTCTTCCCCGGCCACCAGCGCGGGGCAATGGTAAATGTCATCCCGCGAATGGTCGTTGATGAAGATGTTTCCGAAGGTGCTGCATATCTCTTCCCGGTAGTGCTCCTTCCCTTCCGGCAGGCAGGTCCACAGCCCCGCCTTCTCAAACGGAACCTTCTCCCGAAACACCTTGCAGATTTCAGAGAACTGCGGATGCAAAAGCGGCTCCCCGCCCATCACGCCAATCATGTGCAGAAACCCTTTAAGCGAATCCACACCTTCCGCAACCTGCTCAACGGGCATGAAAAACGGTTTCTCCACATGGCCGACAAACCTCGTGCAATTCGAGCATTGATTGATACAGGCGTTCGTCAGCTCGATTTGCACCGTCTCCATATCCCGAATGCACCGCATCTTACCCCCCCCCCAGTTTCGGACATTTCAAACCCCATTTTTTCAGGGCTTCCTTCATCTTCACCGCTTTCTCTTCCGGGCCGCACAGGTAGTCGTGCCAGATGTATCCGATCTGAATCCCGTATGGCTCCAGAACCTTCATGGCCGTGGTATGCTTCAAGCCGTATCGGGCAATGTTCCGGCTTACGAGATAGTCGTCCAGAAGATGTTCTCGCGTGACCCCGGTTTTCGACTCCAACACCGCCGGAAAGATTTGGTCTATTGCGTATTCCATCGGCACGTCCAGCGGATGCCACAAATCCAAACACCAGTCGGACGCTACCGCAAACCAGTTGCATCCGCCGATGTATCGCCCGTCCCTCAGAAACGGCTCGTCATACCGCCAACGGATAGGCGCAAAGTCCTTCCCGTGGAAACATACCGTATCCTTATTCAACAGGGTCGTGATGTCGGGATAGTCCGGGTGGATCAGCGTGTCCGCATCAAAGAAGATGTTCCAGTCGTTTCGCATCAGCCTGCCGAGATCGTAAATCTGGAACTTCTCATATGCGGGCGGCTTGTCCGGGTTTTTCCTCGCTGTGATTTCAAAGAACTCCGCGCCGATCTTGTGCGCGTATGCCTTGATGTATGGGAACGTGATTTCCGTGACTTCCGGCGCGAAATTATCCACGTTCACCGTGAATATCGTTTTTTTGAGCTTCATCCCCCTCCCCCTCGTTTTTCATTAGCCTGCTGCTGCAAGCCTTTTCATCTCCTGCGCCATCTTTTCAGCCCACAACTGCCTTCGGTCGTAGCCGTAAAGCAGCCCGTCCCTCGACTTGAGGATCACCGACAAAGATCCGTGGACGTTTACCTTGATCCCCCGGCCCATCGCCATCCCGGTCCAGAACTCGACCCCAGGCTTTTGGTAGGCGTATTCCCCGAAAGTGGCCATATTCACGCCATACATGTCTATGGCGCGATAGCCGCGATAGATCGCAAGGGCAAGGGCGTAATCGACGGTATTGGTGAAATAGTCCGTCCCGAAGTGACCGATGATGTCGTCGATGGGATAGGTTGCAAGGTCGATGTAGGGAATGGCATGATCCAAACAGTATTGTCTTGCCGCGTCCGCTTCCCTCGCCTGCTCATCCCCCCATCGCCCGTCATCGTATACGTTCATGTCGATGGCAAGCGAAACGGGGCGGCGCAAACACAGTTGCGTAATCCCCCAACTCTCGCCTTCCATCGGAGCCTTCTCCCATCCGGCCCCTTTGCCGATGATCGAAACGCTACCACCTTTCATGCACAACCACCTTCGCGGCGGGAATGGAAGCGGTCACGACTCTTCCTTCGTACATCCCGCAGTCGGACCATCCAGCCTTCTTGTCGAATTTCTCGTATGTATGGGGAAGGGCGAAGCCGAGACAGCAGAATTTCCCGTCCCTCTTTGCCTATTCTTCCGCCCAATGAAGCATCGCTCGGCCAAGCCCCTGCCATTGCGGATGACAGTGTAGTGCGGCAACCCCGTACACATCCCGCATCACACCGTCTATTTCGACCGTTTTATCCAGCAGTTCCATTGTAACGACAATCTTCATTTTCCCTCCCAATGTGGGGCGGTTTACCCGCCGCCCCGTCGGGGTTAATGGTTAGGTGGATGACAGTGTTATCGGAACGATTGTGCCAGACTCATCAATGGCATTGCTCACATAGTTCTCGATACACCCGCAACTACCGGGATCAATGATTGCAGCCGGCGCAGTCGCATACAGACCCGTGACGCTGTTATAGGCAATCATCCCGGTACATGCCACGCCAAGATGAATCCCGTTGGTAGCGGCGGAGGTATCATCGTTATAGATGATATTGTGGGCAATGAGGATGCTGAGACTTGCAGCCCCCTCTCCGATAATGGCGGCGTCC